AACCTAATAAATCTCCCAAGTGTAAATAATCTAATATGTAGTCAAGAGTCCAACTATATTCCGAAGAAAGTACATCAATGATACTATAAAGCCAACCTTTCTCTACTTGGCTGTATTGAATATCTTGCTGATTTCCCCGAACTCTTTTTTTACTAACTCTATATCATTAACTTCTAAAAGAACTTTGAACAACCTAATTGCTTCTGCTAACTCTAATTCCTCTACTTCCTTTTTAGGTATTTTACTTAACCTTGATAAAATAGTGAATATCTCATCACTTGAACTTGTTAATAGTTTTACAAATATCCTAACATTACTTGAACTATCAGAACCATCAACATCTATATCTTTAATTTTATCTGGTATAGTGTCAAAAACCTCTAATACAGCCAATAATTCCCTTAAAGGGACTGACTGTATTTCAACTTCTTTACCACTTAACTTAACCTTTTGTTTTTTCATACTTAGCGACTCTTTAAGAGTTCTCTGCTAAAATTAAATCCTTAACTGGTGCTATCACCCACGAAACCGAGATATCCTCCATCACTTTGACTCTCATCTAATAGGGCTGTGAATTCTACTTCTATTACTCTCTCACCATCATTAGCGTAAGGTAATTCAATACTATTGCTTACTACTGCTTTGTAAAATACCACATCATCATCTAAGTTGTCTGAAGCGTTCTCAACAGGGTGTAGTACCAACTGCTTTGCTTCATCTAACAGCGAGTCTCCTACTGAAGAACCTATTGTTAGTTTACTACCACTCGTAGTACCCTCTGGTATTGCTATTTGTAGATTAGCTAAAGTTGCCTCTGCTAATGGTACTGTAGCTATTAGCTTCTCTCCCAGTAACCTTTTATCCACTACGGTCTCCCCATAAGCGTCTACCGTAACATCATGGTAGGTTGGCTCGTATGATACTGTAACACCACCTTTAGTATGACCTAAGTCAGTACTATTGAAGGATACAGAACATACTCCTAATTTTACATTGGTTATGTCTGCCATAAATATATAAATTAAAACTTAATTACTTCTTTTTTCCCAGAGGACTCTTGAAACGAATAGTTACAATCTCCTTACATCTAGGACATTTTATCCTAATCCTTCCGTTGTAAACATACTCCTCTAGTAGTAAAGCTCTACATTTTGGACACCTCAACTCTCTGTATACTTCACCATCATATTTTATCATATTTAGCGACCCCTTATTTTACAACTAAAGTTCGCACTATATTCTATCCTTTCTTTATCGTCTCTACCCAGAGTGTTAATTTCCCCGTTTAAGAGAATAGAATAATAATGATTACCGTCTGTAACTAAGACCTCGTTGTACTTCTGGTGTAGATCGTCCACCATACCCTTTAACTTGTCGTAAACTACACTAGCACTTTCTCCTCTAACTAAAATCTCAAAACTAGGACTTCCTATAGGTAAATCTATGTCAGGTACTGAACCCCCAGTAGTAAATATAGCTATCACGTTTGAACTTACATCAGGAAGCATATCAACAAACAAATCTGTACCCAAAGTACCATGACCTTCATCTTCTAAATACTGTGCTATTTCTAATGCTACTTGATTCATTTCATAACCTGTTTTAATTTATTAAGAAAATGACCTTGCCAATTTCCCATGTTCTGCTCAATCGGTTGCTCTAAATACTTTGCTTTCCTACCATTTTGAAAATGATATTCAGGGTGTTCGTGTAATCTCGCTGCGTAATCTGTGTAATATCCCATACTAAAACCTATTTCTCCTTTTAACGGCTCTGTCCTCCAACTATCTCTAAGCGTTCCTATATCCAAAGGAACTTGTCTCTCCGACTCGTTTCCTATTACTATTACCGCCTCCTCACTGGCTTCCCACAGTCCTGTAACTGCTTTCTTTACCAGTTCTTTGGCTCTTTTAGGAATATCGTGTTCCCACTCTATATTAACCTTCGCCATACCGTTTGCAAATCAATTTAATATCCCTCGTATGCCCTACTTCATTCTTTGGCTTCGCTACTGCTAATACTAAATAATCTATATCGTTATACCCCAATTTCTGTCCTATTTCTGCGTCTTCATCTATTGGCAAATGAACTATTAAATCGCTCATAACTCTGTTTCCTCTAGGGTCTAATACTTCCGAAGATTTTTCTATAACACGGGCTTTAATAGTTGATCCACTTTCCCATGTTTTTTCTCCATAGTCGTTTCTAGCTTCCGAGTCATAAATTGTTACTGCATCGTTGTATACCATTGTATTAAACTATATTTTATCTATGCTTTAATCCTTCTTTTTTTACTTTAACAACTTTGACGGGCTTTTCTTTGGACTCTTCCTCTTGCACAATTCCTTTAATTTCTACCACGCCCCCCTCTTTGATTTTGTCTACCATAATTTTATACTATCAATTTACCTTTTCTATTAACTAACCCTCTTAAATACTCCCGAGCTTTAGGTGCTATTTCTCTTCTAGTACCTTTAACAGTTTCATAGTCGTAACCGTCTATATTCTCTGAGGTCTTATCAACTCCACTAATAAAGAAGTCGTCCCCCATTTCTATCATATACTGAACTTGTGCTAATGTTGCCTTTTTAACTTGCTCAGGAATATACTTGTAATAAACATTGTCTATTAACTTGTAATCTATACCTCTAGGAAACTTTGCTAATTGATATATTCTATACACCGAAGTTGTGTCTATAGCACTTGTAAAAGCACTCTGTACTGTTAGCACACCCTCTGTATTATTGCTAATTATCACTTTGGATTCTCCTGAATTAGTACCACTTATAATCTCTAAAAGACAATAACTAAGTATGTTCTCCGTTACCGAATTAACCTGAGAACCTGAACTTGTATCTTCTAAGGTAGTTGTAGTCCCTCCTGTAGCGACACCAGACCTTTCGTACTTCATAAAAGCATTTTGAAAACCTATGTACTTGTCAATTATTTCTTCTGCTAATTCTATTCGCTCTATTGCTTCACTTTCATCGGTTATCGCAATATCACAATAATCTTCAACCTCAGATTTCGTTGCGTAACCTCTTTTTGTTTCTATCATATTTACTTTGAATTAAATTAACATTTAGGTTTTCGTGTCTTAACCTTGTAGGATTTTTCTTCTATATTATACCATTTTGAGCTATTATCCTGTTGCCACAAAGAACCCTCCTTATCATACCAATCCTTTGTATCTTTAGTTTTCCAATCTTCCTTAGTGTCTGAATACCACGGACAACCCAGTCCAATAATATACAGCCCCACCTCGCTTCCTATAGATCCTTTGATGTATACACCTATTTCAGAACCTTCTGTAATACACCCTTGTATATAAACGTCTCTTTGAGAAGTACCAACCTCTACACCCTGTATCCATACATTCCTTTCACTTGAGTTTGCTATAGAACCGCTTATATATAAGTTTCTAAACGAACTGTCTCCTTTTGCACCTACTATGTACAAATTCTTCTCTGAACCTCCTTCTGCTACACCCCAGATATATAATCCTCTATCACTAAATCCCCTTACTATTCCCTGTATATACAACCCTCTATCTGAATTGTCTACTTCGTACCCTTGTATATGCAAATTTCTAGCAAGTATGTCTTCTGTATAACCTTTGATATACAGCCCTTGCTCAGAGTTATCTAAATCGTACCCTTGAATATAAACACTTCTTGTTAAACTACCTAGTTCGTATCCTTCTATTTCCAGCCCTCTTTGAGAATTATCTTCTAAATACCCTTGTATATAAAGTTCTTTCTCTAAATCACTTGTATTTATACCCTTGATATACAAGCCCCTTTCTGAAAGCTCACTTATACCACCAATAATATATATTCCTCTATCCGACTCTTCGTCATCAATACCTTGAATATAAAGTGTTGCTTGCGAACCCTCAATCGTGTCTCCTTCTAAGTATAGTCCTCTGCTAGAACTGTCTTGTAAATACCCCTTGATGTATAGATTCTTGACATCACTTCCTACGTCTTTACCCTCAATATAAACTCCTCTCTCTAAAGCCCCTGTATCAATACCTGCTATGTACAAACTTCTCTCTAAAGTGTTTGTATCGTAACCTTTAAGATATAACCCTTTTTGTGAACTATCCGTTAGGTATCCTTCAATGTATAAACTGCGACTATCGTAACCTACATCAGCCCCTTCAATATATATTCCTATACTAGAGTTGTCGGTATTAGAACCGTGTATATAAACTCCCCTATCTGCTTCTGCCGATTTACCAACTATATAAAAACCTCTGTCAGAATTACTACTTATAGAACCCTGTATATATAATGCTCTACTGGAGCTATCACTACTTGTACCTTGTATATAGATATTTCTCTCACTTAAACTTGTATCATACCCTTCTAAATATAGACCCTCTGTATTGGAAGTGCGAATATACCCACTAATGTATACACCTCTACTATCAACTACAGGCACACACTCTATATAAAGCCCTCTTTCACTTGAAGACAAAACGCTCCCCTGAATGTATATATTTCTCTCTGAAGTGTCTGTACTCTGTCCTAAAATATATAAACTTCTCTCTAAATTGCTGTTTTCACTACCCCGTAGGTATAACCCCTTTTCACTATTAGAATCTAGTGTACCTTGTATGTATAGACCCCTATTAGAAGCCCCTGTGTCAACTCCTAAGATATATATTCCCTTTTCTGAGTATCCTAACTCCTTTCCTTCTACATACAGTCCCCTGTCGCTTTGAGTTGTTTCATTTCCTAGTATATATAACCCTCGTTCGGAATTATCAGCAAGCCCACCCTTAATCCAAAGATTAGTCCCAGAATAATCAATGCTTACACCTTCAACATATAAACCGTTTTCATTAAAGCTATTTAGACATCCCTGAATATATAAACCCCTTTGGGAACTGGTATTTATATTTCCACTTATATATAACCCTCTTTGACTTTCACTACTACTTTGTCCTTGTAGATATAAAGATCTACTACTATTAGCAGTATTAAATCCTGATATATACAGCCCCTTTTCTGAGTTATCAGTTTCATAACCCTGTATATAAAGTTCTCTCTCACTATCTGCCTCTATTGAAGATATACCAGAGAGATATAACCCCCTATTAGAGTTGGTATCAATTTGACCTTGTATATAAAGACCTCTTGTTAAGTTGCCACTATTCTTACCCGATATGTATAAGTTATTCTCTAAATTGCTTGTTTCGTATCCCGAAATATAGAGTCCCCTTTCTTCTTGGACTCCATACTTTGCTTCACTATACTTAAACTCATTAAACTTAGCCAAATTAGTATATCGTTAACTTATTAAGCAACCTTAAACGCAGGGAGTGGGTACTTAGTTCCTACTGTGGGTCCTAATGGTTCTCCATAGACATAGAAACAGAAGTCGTTCGAACTAGAATACTCCCAGTCCTCATCTGTGTT